GGCCGAGCCTCGAAAGATCAGGCGCTGTGATGTCGCCGACGCTCAGAGAAGCATCGCATTGTCGGGAGGGTGTAGCGTTTCCTCCCGGCTCAAGTCCGGGCACCGTTCGACCTCCCAACGACCCGGCCCCCTATACGGGGAAGCGCAGCCGATGCCCTGAAAGGCCCGGAATTCCCCGGACCGGAAGGGGATAAGGGGGGGAGCTATGCCTAAAGGATTACGAGGTTTTCGGGTGAAAAACCGCTACGTGAAGCAGGGGAACAAGTACCGCAACGTGCAGACGGTGATTGATGGGATTCAGTTCCAATCGAAGGCCGAGGCGGCCCGGTACGAATACTGGTCGAACCTCTGTCACCTGGGAAAGATCCTCTGGTTCACGCGCCAGGTGCCCTTCTACCTGCCGGGCGGCGTGGTGTACCGGGCCGACTTCCTCGTGGTGCCGATGCTCGGCCTACCAGGGCACACCGACCCCATCGTCGAGGACGTGACGGGTCAGATGACGAACGTGAAGCTCAACAAACTGAAGCAAGTGAAAGCGATCCACGGCCTCGATGTCGTGGTGGTCAAACGAAAGGGGAAACAATGGACGACCGAGATTGTGACGGGGAAGATCTCCCCTATCCGAAAGTGGACGACATCGAGCGGGTTCACAGGTTGAGGGCCGCGATGGAGATCGTCCGGCTCGTGCTGGTCCTGATCGCGAGCGCCTTCATCGCCTGGTGCTTCCTGCGATGAGCTGGCGCGAGAGCTTGACCTACCACCAGAGCGTCGCCGCCGTGTTCGGGGGCGTCCTCTCGGCGCAGTTTGACCCCGCCGTCACCATGCTCTGCCGCGCGCTCGTGGCGGGCAAGAAAATCCTGCTCTGCGGGAACGGGGGATCGGCGGCGATGGCCTCGCATCTTGCCGCCGAACTCGTCGGGCGCTTCAAGCTCGACCGCAAGGCGTACCCCGCGATCAGCCTGACCGACCTCTCCAACCTGACCGCCATCGGCAATGACTACGGCTATCAGCGCACCTTCGCGCGCCAGGTCGAGGCGTTCGGCACCTCGGGCGATGTGCTGATCGCGATGTCCACCTCGGGGAAAAGCCCGAACGTGCTGGCCGCCATCGTCCTCGCCAAGCACCGGGGGATGCAGACCCTGGGCCTCTGCGGCTCCCTGCCGATGAATTGCGACGTGGATTTGACCGTACCGACCGACAACACCGCGACGATCCAGGAGATGCACCTGCTCGCCGGTCACCTACTCATCGAAGGCATCGAGGAGCTGCTGCCGAAATGAACACCCCCCCAACCCTCAACAAATACGCCTGCCCGAAATGCGGGGCCGTCTACTGGCTGCAGTCGAACCTGTACGAGCTTATGCGCCAGGTGCACCACGAGGACGCCCTCGAAGCCACCGACCGGCTCCCGGTCCTCACCCAGGCAGTCCCCGCCACCCTGCCCGCCGCCGCCGTGGAGGCGGTCAAGGGCGAAATGCGCCTGATGATCCAGGGCGCAGTCGCCGACTTGAAGGCGAGCATCGAGGCGCAGAACTCGCTCTTGAAGGGCATCGACGTGCCGCTGGAGGCCATCGCCGACTCGCACGAGCGCGCCACCGAATCCTTCGAGACCCTGCGCAAGGACATCAGCGAACAGGTGATCGAATCCCCGGCGCTCAAGCAGATCGCCGCATCCTTGGACGCTGCGGGCCTTGCCGACCTCGTGCGGGGCGCAAACCTGAAGCACGAGCGCATACTGCAGACCCTCGAGGCGCGCCTGCTCGACGTGAGCGCCGACATGGTCAAGATCGTGCACCTCCTGGAACGGATGCAGGCGCGCGAACTGCGCGAGGCCAAGGCGAAGCTCAAGCGCAAAAGACACCGCAGACCGGACTACTTCGACGGCCTCCCGCCCGGCATGGACATCGAGGACCAAGTGCAAGCCGATCCTGCGACCTGGGAACTGTTCGAGTACAAGCCCAAGAGGAAAAAACGTGCCGTACAGCTACCAGCTCGAAAAGATCGACGGCGTCCTGCAGCTCACAAAGCGAAGCCTTCAAAAGTGGGGCGACCGCTGGCTCGAAAGCGATCCTGAAATTGTCAGCGAAGCCGAGGCCGCAAGAGTCCTCGGCTGCACCTGGATGGAATTAACCCGAGGAGACTGCAATGGCACGAACGAAGAAAGCGGATCAGATACACCTGTCGAACCTGACCTTCCGGCTTGATGCGAAAACGGTCCTGGTCAACCTGGAGACCCCCCTGGGCGTCGTGGTTTTGTCCCTGAGCGCCCAGGAAGCGAACCTCCTGGCAAGCGCCATCATGCGCCAGGCCGCAGACCTGATTGACGCTGAACCGACGCAAGGGTAAAAGGGAGCCATGAAACCCACCGAGATGCACGCGCTCGCCCATCGGGGCTGCCACGATTGCGCCCCCAAAGCCTGGCACAACGTGCCCAAGGTCACTGGGGACTACGATCTCGATGCGACCATCATGCACCGCAAGAACAAAGACATGGCCGCGCGCCTGAATATGTACCTCGCGACGCCCCGCGTCGTCGCGGGTGCCTACGGCCCGCGATCAGGATACACCCACCAGGGCGGCTATCACGGCGACGATTGAGGAGAAAATCGGATGAGCGTTGGCGTCAAGCGAAAAGGCAAAGGGCACCCGAAGCACATGGTCAACAAAATGGCCCCGCCCGTGCGCATGAGCGGTAAGCCAGGCCGGGGAACAGAATCGACCCGCGACGTGGGTGCAAGCTCAGACACTCCCACGAAGCGCAAGCGCGCCCAGCAAGACTGGAAGTAGCGCGCTCGTGGGGGAGGAGAAGCCCACGATCCGCGCGCCCGCGCTGATCCGCGCCCTCGATCAACGTCGGGCAGGGGAGACCCGCGCCTTCACGAAGAAGCGCCAGAAGAACCGCCAGCGCAACAAAATCGCACGCGCCTCGCGCAAGCGGTGAGTTTCTTCCAGATATGCACGCCAGGGCGTTAATCTATGGCGACGAAGCCAGTCCGCAAAGGCGTCAAGGGCAGACCCAAGGGGTCGAAGAACCTGGTCAACGACAATGCGCGGGCCAACATCATCACCGTGTTCCGGGAGATGGGCGGCATACACCGCATGGTCGCCTGGGCGCAGGAGAACCCCACCGAATTCTACAAGATCTACGCCCGGCTGATTCCCCAGGAAGTGGTCGGCAACCCCGAGAGTCCCATCGTGCACACCTACCGGGCGCAGCGCGAGGAGCTGCTCGCCGAATACTATGAGCGCCTCGCTAAAGCGCACGAGCTTCCCCCTGCTGCCGATCCCCGCGTTGTTGCGACAGTGGGACGACCAGGACAAGAAGGGAACGGACCTCGTGAGGATGAGGAGCCTGGCGGTCGATGATCGCTTCTATCTCCTGGTCAACGTCCTCAATCGCAAGGACTGCCTGAGAGACTGGATTTATCAACGCTGCCGCGAGGTCGAGGGAGCGACCGACGGGTATCTCGACCTGTGGGCGCGCGATCACTATAAAAGCACCATCATCACCTACGCGGGCACGATTCAAGAGATCCTGCGCGACCCCTCGATCACCATCGCGATCTTCAGTCACACCAAGCCCATCGCCAAAGCCTTCTTGCGACAGGTGCAGCGCGAGCTGGAAACGAATGAGCTGCTCAAGCGCCTCTTTCCCGACATCTTCTACCAGGACCCCGAGAAGCAGTCACCGCTCTGGTCGCTCGACATGGGCATCGTGGTCAAGCGCCCCGGCAACCCCAAGGAGGCCACCGTGGAAGCGCACGGCCTGGTCGATGGTCAGCCGACCAGCCGACACTTTCGCCTTCGGATCTACAACGACGTGGTGACCCGCGAGTCGGTCTCGACCCCCGAGCAGATCCAGAAAACGACCGAAGCCTGGTCGCTCTCCAACAACCTGGGCACCCACGACGGGCGGGTGTGGATGGAGGGCACGCGCTACAACTTCGCCGACACCTACGCGACCATCATCAAGATGGGCGCGGCGACGCCCAGGATCTACCCGGCGACGAAGAACGGCCTGAAGGACGGCGAGCCTGTCCTGCTCTCCCCCAAAGCCTGGGCCGAGAAGAAGCGCGGGCAATTGGAGGCCGACATCGCCTGTCAGATGCTTTTGAACCCCCTCGCCGGGACTCAGCGGTACTTCAACCCCGACGACATCCAGGAGTACGAGGTGCGCCCGGCGATGCTGATGGCTTACCTCACCGTGGACCCCGCCCGCTCGAAGAAGAAGGGCAGCGCGAACACCGCGATGGTCGTCCAGGGCGTGAACCTGCACGGCGAGAAGTTCCTGCTCGATGGGTTCGATCACAAGATGAACCTGGCCGAACGCTGGACGAGCCTCCGGGACCTGTACGTCAAATGGACCGCCGTCCCCGGCATCATTGGGGTCAAGGTCGGCTATGAGAAGTTCGGCGCGCAGGCCGATATGGACTACATCGAGGAGCGGATGAAGCTCGAAAACGTCCGCTTCGAGATCGAAGAATTGGAGTGGCCGAACGAGGGCGACGGCTCGAAGGATGACCGCGTCCAGCGCCTGGGGCCTGACCTCGAAGCGCACGCCTACTTTGTGCCCTACCCGACCGACGAGGAGGCGCTCACCCCGCAGCAGGTGCGCATGATCCAGGGAGGCTACGAGTACCGGGTCGCAAAGCGGATTTTGCAGCGGGACGAGAACGGCGTAGAGTACGATCTCGCGGAGCGGTTCAAGATGCAGGTCGGCTTCTACCCGTTCACGGGCTTGAAGGATTTGATCGATGCGGTCAGCCGAATCTACGACCTGGACCCGAGGCCGCCGCAGTGGGTCCAGGATGGCCCCGTTGAACCGGATGTCGTATGAGCCGCCGAGACCTGACCGAGCTGGAAATTCGAGAGGCGCGCATCCTGGGCCGTCACCTGGACTCAGGGAAGATCGAGCCGGGCGGGGCGAAGCGCCTCGCGGCCTTCGTCGAGCGCCTGGCGGGTGAAGTGATCGAACTGCGCGAGCGAGAAGGCTGGCAGCGCCAGCTCCACGACCTGGAAGGAGAATACTGATGGCCGCACCCCCGCTGAATCCAACCCTCGGCAAGCCCGTATCGAGCCGCAAGTTCTCGTGGAAGGACATGGTGATCCGGCAGTGGGGGACCGAGTTCTCCGCGCCCGATCACGGCGTCTATGAGTGGTCGAACGGTCGGCGCTTCGACTCTACCGACATGGGCAACACCGGCATTTACTCGGGCAACCCGTGAGCGAGGTGATCGACCTAAACCAGCGCAGGCTGGCGAAGGCGGTCGATTCCGGGCGCATCTCCCCGCTGCCCGGCGTGACACTCGAAGGCACCCCGGCGCTCGACGCCTCCGACTGGGTGCCGATCCTCGGCTGCTCGGGCTGCCAATCGACCGACTTCCAACTGGCGCACGATCACCGCGTGATCTGCTCGCGCTGCAAGTTCGTGATCTATCCGCTGCGCTGGTACGACACCGAGCAGCCCCCGGAAGGCGCGGTATGAGCGACTACAGCCGCAAGGACTCGGGCCTCTCCTTCACGATGGAGGAGGGCACGCCCCAGGAACAGAGCGACATGAAGATCGCCCACGAGGTGGGGCGCGTGCTCAACAAGCACTACCCGGATCACCTCTGGCAGATCAGCGTGCAGGGCGGCGGCCTGGTCCTGCGCCACCACGGCATCAGCGCGGTCGCCGCCGCGTTCCTGGGCCGGGAGGGCTTCGCCTACCTGATGCCGCGCAACAAGATGGGCACGCCGAAGGAGATCGAGCATAGCGCCATCATGGCGGGCGGCAACATGCTCGAACTCTTTGGCCTGCCGCGCGGGCGCGCGCCGATCCCCGACCCGGATGCGCTGATGATGTCGGGCTTGATCAAGATCCCCGCCGACTGGAAGCGCAAGCAGACGAGGAATTTCGGATGACGCCCTATAAGCAGTTCCTCGCCTGGTTGAACGAGCGCAACCTGCTGGTGCTGGAGATCTGGCGAGGCAAGAGCGGCAAGTTCCTGGCGCTCACCGATGCCGGGTTCTACGAGTACACGCCGTGACCGCTCTCGAAAACCAGCTTTACCTCGCGCTCCTGGGCGCGCGCACCATCGTCGCGGCGACCGCGAACGTGAACCCGCAGGCGTTTCGCATCCTGCGCTTGATGGACCAGGCGGCGGCGGCGTATAAAGCCCTGGAACCCGATCCCGCTACGCCCGAGGCGTTGACCGATGGCGCTTGAGAACTCCCCCAACACCGAAGGCTCGTTGCGCACCGCGCCGCCTGAGATTGAAGTCCCTGAGTCCTCGGGCGGCATCGTCAAGCCGATGCGCCCGCAGCCGCCTTCCATCCGAGACCCGAAGCGCGCGGAAAGCCGCTCGACGAGCGAGTGGGAGCTGGGCGTCGAGCAGGATGACGAATCGGAAATGCAGATGCAGGGGGAGCCAGAGCGAGAAGATGGCGAGTATCCCCGCGACGATGCGCCCGATTGGGAGAAGCGCGCGAAGGACGCCTATCGCTTCAGCACCACTTACCTCGACTCGAACTACCGCAGCCAGTGGGATGACTCGCTTCGGGCGTTCAACAACCAGCACCCGAGCGACAGCCGCTACAACAGCGAGAACTTCCGCAAACGCTCGCGCCTGTTCGTGCCCATCACCCGCACGGTGATCAGGAAGCACGAGGCCGCCGCGTGTAAGGCGTTCTTCTCGAACCAGGACGTGGCGAGCATCAAGGCGCTCAACGAGGCCGACCAGAAACAGAGGCTTTCGGCGGCGATCATGGAGGAACTGATCGACTATCGACTCACCCACACCATCCCCTGGTTCAAGGTGCTGATCGGCGGCCTGCAGGACGCGCAGGCGCAAGGGGCGTGCGTCGCTCACATCTCGTGGAAATACGAGACGCGGGTGAACCTGAAGGGCCAGCGGGTCAAGGCGAAGGACGAGCCGCACATCGACCTGAAGCCGCTCGAAAACTTCCGCTTCGACCCGTCGGCGAACTGGCTCGACCCGGTCAACACCTCGCCCTACTGGATCGAGCTTGTGCCGATGTACATCCACGACGTGCTGGAGAAGATGCAGAACCCCGACCCCAAGGGCCAGCAGTGGAAGGTCTACCCGATCCACGACATCAAGACCGAGAACCCGGACGACTCGACGCGCTCGGCGCGCCTCGGCAACCAGCAGGACCCGAGCCAGGAGACCCGAGACGTGTCCGACTACGAGGTCGTGTGGGTGCAGAGGCACATCCACCGCTGGGATGGGAACGATTGGGAGTTTTGGACGCTCAACAATGGCAAGCTGCTGACCGATCCCGAGCTGCTGGAGCGCAGCGTGTTCCACGGCATGAGGCCCTACGTGATGGGCCTCGCGATCATGGAGACCCACAAGGTGCTGCCCTCCTCGGTGCCGACGCTGGTCAAGCCGCTGCAGGACGCCATCAACACGACGAAGAACAGCCGCAACGACAACGTGCTGCTGTGCCTAAACAAACGCTACAAGGTCAAGCGCGGCACGAACGTGGACACGGCGGCGCTGATGCGCAACGTCGCGGGCGGCATCACGATGGTGGACAACATGGAGGACGTGGAGGAGCAGAACTGGCCCGACGTGACCGCCTCCGCGTATCAGGAGGAGGACCGCACGCGCCAGGCGTTCGATGACCTGATCGGCAACTTCAACCCCATGCAGCTACACCAGGCGGGCGCGCCTCGCGAGGCGCAAGGGACGATCAGGATGCTCCAGGGACCGGCCTCCGAAATGACCGAGTACATGCTGCAGACCTTCGCGATCACCTTCGTGCAGCCCGTGCTGCGCCAGCTCGTGATGTTGGAACAGAAGTACGAGACCGACCAGACGATCCTCGCCATTGCGGGACAGAAGGCCCAGGTGCTGCAGAAGTTCGGCGTCGATAAGGTGACCGACGAGATGCTGGAGCAGCAGCTCACCACCACGATCAATGTCGGCATGGGATCGACTGACCCCGTGGCGAAGCTGCAGAGGTTCGTCTACGCGGTCCAGGCGTTCGCCCAGGTGTGCGCAAAGCCGCCACCGGGGGTCAACCTGGGCGAGGTGTGGAAGGAGATCTGCGCGTTGTCGGGCTACCAGGACGGCGAGCGGTTCTCGACGCAAGGCAACCCCGAGATGGCGAAGCTCGAACAGGTCAACAAGCAGCTCATGATGAAGGTCCAGGACCTCATGCGCCACAAGGCCGACAAGGAAGGCAGCAACATCGTGCGACTGGTCACGGCACGAGAGACGAACGCCTCGCGCGAGAAGATCGCCGCCATGACGAAGGGCAAGGAGCATCAGATGCTCTACGCGCAGCACCTCCTCGACCAGGACGATGCGCTGCTCGCCCACGTCCTCGGCAAGGCCGACCGCGAAGATCAGATGCAGCAGCAGCCGCCAGGGCAGCCCGGTCAGCCTGGTGCGCCACGGCCTGGTGGAGCACCAGCCCCGCAACAGCCTAACGCGGCATGAAGGCGGCGAACCTCAACCCGGACGACCCGCTCGTTCGCACCGCCGTGTTCGGCGAACAGGTCCAGGAGTTTCTGCGCGGCGACATCGGCTCGTACCTGATCGAACGCATCGAGCGCAAGGTCCAGGAGATCGAGCATCAACTGCACACCTGCGATTTCGCGACCGTGCAGGATTTCAAGCTGCACCAGGCGCGCCTCGCGATGTACGAGGGGCTGCAAGCATGGCTGGGGGACGCGGTCGCCGAGGGCATCCGGGCGACGCAAACATTAGACGGCGAGGAGGACATTGATGGCTAAGACACCCGACGAGATTGCAGCCGAGGAAGATGCGACCAGGGCGCACCGCGAGCAGCTCGCGCGCGAGGCAAACGAGAAGCGAAATCAGGCGATGCTCGACAAGAGGAACGCCATCGCCGACCAGGCCGACCGCCAGAAGGAGGACGAGGACGAACTCGTCGAACTCACCGACGAGGTGTGGAGCCAGGAGGATCGCCCCGAGGACAAGCGCCCCAAAACCCGCGCCGAGAAAATCGCCGAGCAGGAAGCGCGCGAGGCCGAGGAGGAGGGGGAAGTCTCCGAGGATGAGGCCGCCGCGCGATTGATCCGCGCCAAGGAAGCCGAGGACCGCGAGGCCGACGAAGCTCGCGATGCGGGCGCGGATGATGTCCGAAAGAACGAGGACGGCGTCACCGAGTACCGCGTCAAGGTCAACGGCAAGGAAAAGTGGCTTTCGCTCGCGGAGCTGCGCGCAACGGCGCAGAAGGTGGACAGCGCAGACGAATACTTGCAAGAGGCGAAGCGTGGTGCTAAAACAGCACCGACCCAGCCCTCTCCTGACCAAGTGCGACAGCGCGAGGAGGCAGAGGCCAGAGCGCGGGAGGCCCACGAGATGCGAAAGGCGCAACTCAAGGACCTCTACACTCGGGCGAGCATGGGTGACGATGAGGCTATCGAGAAGCTGGCAGAGATCCAGGCAGGGCTATCGGGCGTGACTCCCGACGTTCTGCGGATCGTGGACGAGCGAGTCGATGCACGAGTGCAGGGTAGAACGGCGTTTCAGAAGGCCGTCGATTGGTTCGAGAGCGATGATGGGTATGCGACCGAGCTGGCCGCCCCCGGATTCAAGGCAAAGGCCGCGCAGATTGATGCGCGCCTGGCGCAGGAACACCCCGAGTGGAGTCCCCGCGAGCGCCTTGAGCAGACGGGCGAGGAGCTGCGGCGCGAGCTGAAGCAGCTTCAGCAGTTCTTCGGAGGCGCGAAGCCCCGGACCCAACAGCGCGAACCGACCAAGGACGAGCGCAAGAGAAGCGCGCCGCGACCCCCTGATATGGCTTCGGGACGAGTCCGCAGCGATGTGGAACCGGACGAGGCCGAGAGTACGCAAGAGGCCATCAAGGCCCTTGCGCGCTCACGCGGGCAGCAGAGACCAGTTTCTTACAACAGATAGCAGGCGGCACCACCATGTGCGGTGACGCCAGGAGTCACTCACATGGCAGGTCAAGTCTGGGCGATCTCATCCCTCGGCGGTTACTTCTACAGCCGACAGCTTTCCAACGTCATGCGCGCAGCGGTCCAGCCGCTGGTCAAATTCCGGCAATTCGCCGACGTGCACGACATCAGCCAGCAGGGCAAAAAGAAGGGCGACACGTTCACCTGGGACGTGTTCTCGGACGTGGCGACGGCGGGCGCGATCCTGACCGAAACCAACACCATGCCGGAAACGAACTTTACGATCATCCAGGGCACGCTCACGGTGACGGAAGGTGGCAACAGCATCCCGTACAGCGCGAAGCTCGACAATCTCTCGAAGTTCCCGGTCGAGGACATCATCAAAAAGGTCCTCAAGAATGACGCGGTCAAGTTCTTCGACCGCCTCGCGTGGGGGCAATTCAACCAGACCCTGCTGCGCGTGATCCCGGTCGGCGGCAACAGCGTGAACGCCGTGGTGGTCTACACCAACGGCACCGTGACCGGCACGAACAATATTGCGTTCTCGAACGCGCACGCCAAGGCGATCACCGACGCGATGAAGGAGCGCAACATCCCGGCCTACGTCGCGGATGATTACTACGCGCTCGCGTGGCCGACGACCCTGCGCACGCTCAAGAACGCGCTGGAAACCATCCACCAGTACAGCGACACCGGGTTCAACCTGATCATGAACGCCGAAATCGGGCGCTACGAGAACACCCGCTACATCGAGCAGACCAACGTCGCCAAGGGCAACGGCACCAGCGGCATCGCGGCGTCCGTAGGCGGCGACATGGTCCCGTGGGTCAACGGACAGTCCGACTGGATCTTCTTCTTCGGCAACGACACCGTCGCCGAGGCCGTGGTCGTGCCTGAGGAAATGCGCGGCAAGATCCCGACCGACTACGGTCGGTCGAAGGGTATCGCCTGGTACTACCTCGGCGGGTTCGGCATCGTGCACACGCTGGCGGCCAACGTGCGCATCGTCAAGTGGGATTCTGCGGCATAAGGCCGCTCTAAACGGCTGGCCGTGGGACCCTCTCCCCCCGGCGCTTCCCAAGCCCAACAACGCTGGAGGGGTCAGCATTAGGAGCGATTCATGTCCACAGGCGCACAAAAGAGTTTCGGCTACGATCACCCGGCGTACACCACGCGCCAGGCGTTCGCGCCCCTGCAAAACGCGGCAGGCTCGGGCGGTATTTCGGCAAAGTACACGGCCCACGCGAACCTGATCCTCTACGGTCTCCAGGTCACGACTCAGGTGGCGGGCACCAGCACGTACACCTACACCCAAGGCGGCACGGCTACCGTCGCGGTCGCGGCGACGCAGGTCTCCCTGATCCGCGTCTACAACACCGCGAGCGCGGGCGCGACCATTGCACTCGCCACTCAAACCTACGGGCCGTACACCCAGGGCGGCGCGTTCATCACCTCGGGCACCCTGACCAACCAGGTCGGCGCGTACTCGCAGTTCCAGTTGAACACGAACACCGGCACGGCGGGCTATGGCGGCATCCCGATCAACGCGGGCGATCAGATCTGGCTGGTGAACGGCACCGACGCGACCAGCGTCGTGACCGCCACGGTCGATTACAACATCGCCCCGATCATCGGCGGCGTGTTGAGCTAGGACATCCCCTGTGGGGGCCGCAAGGCCCCCGTTTTAAGGAGCAGACAATGGCGAAAGCGCAGATGGTCAACCAAAAAGGCACCGGGCAGTACGAGACCCCGCAGATCACCCCGGATCAGATCGCGACCGAAGTCTACGGCGGGGATGCCCCGACGAAGGAGGACGTGATCAAGAGCGCCAACGCCCGAGGCGGCAAGCGCCACGAGATGAAGCGCCAGCCGCTCGCCGATATGGACGTGCTGCCGGACTCCTCCGAGCTGCTCGGCAACGAGATGGTCGGCATCAAGAATTCGGGCTACCTCGCCAAGAAGGGAACGCCCTACGGCGTGAACGCCCTGCTGCAGTCCCTCCCCCCTGGGATGGACATCGAGGACCAGGAGATTTGCGACATCCGCAAGATGGAGATGGTCGTCTACGAGCGCGGCCTGGGCTACCCCGGCGACGGCTGGGCGGCCAAGCGCACGCGCGGGATGCAGATGCCGCGAGTCAACGACACCGGGCGCGACTCGGAGACGAACTACATCGGCACGAGCAACGTGAACCCGAAGCAGCCGCGCGGCAACTGATCGACCGATCCTAGGAGGGCACAATGGCCGGGATCATGCAGGAGAAATTCCAGGTCGATAATCCGCAGCAGCCGAACGATGACTCGAAATCGCTCGGCGAGGTGTGGATCACCGACAAAGAGGCGCGCGCCAAAAAGATGATGCCGGGCCGCGAAGGGCTGCCGGGCGAGGACGGCGACTCGCGGTTCATCAACAATGCCGTGATGTTCAACTCCCTCCCCCTTGGGATGGAGATCGAGGACCAGGAGGTCACCGACCAGCGCCAGATGCACGTCCGCACCCTGGAGAACTACGGGGACGTGAGCGACAAGCTGCTCGGGCGGCAGCCGCACAACCTGCAGCGCGGCTTCTCGCGCCTCCAGATGCGCGCGACCGACGACGAGTACTCGAAGGCCCACGTCGATGCGTTCTACGACGAAATCAACGTGGACGGCGAGATCGGGTTCACCGAGCGCAACAACATGCTGGATCGGCTGTAATGCCCGCGAACTTAGGGCAGGGCAACTGCCAATACACCGCGCTTACCACGGCGGGAACCGCGACCTTAAACCCCGGCTTCCCGGCAGGCGTGCCGAACGTGTCGAGCAACCCGAACGTCCTCTATGGGGCTTATGTGGCCGCCGTGGGGACGACGTTCTCCTTGAACGTGTACGAGCTGCACCCGCCCTCAAACCAGGGAACCAACACCGCCACCGCGACCACGCTCATCATGTCGGGCACCGCGACGGCGGTCGGGCAAACATTCTTGCCAATGGGGTCATCGGTGGGTGTACGATTCCAGGGCGCGATGGTTGCCGTCACGGCAGGCACGCCTGGGCAGATTAACGTGGGCTGGGACTGAGGAGAAAAGTCACATGGCAGCAGCAGCGAAGAAGAAGCCGGTCATCGCGAAGGACGAATTCACCGATGACGGCGTGCGGATGTTCAACCCGACGAAAGAACATGGCGTCGTGTACTGCGACGGGTTCATCGAGACGAAATTCATCCAGGAATACGAGGGGCGCGAGGTCCACTATCGCGGCGACCGCCTGCCCGTCGGCTATGTCGAGGGCCAGCCGCTGCCCAAACCGCTCGATGAAGTCGAGGCCGAGAACAGCGCCTTGAAGAACCGCATCAAGGACCTGGAGGACAGCCAGCGCAAAACGAACGAGCTGCTGGAGAAGCTGCTCGCGAAGGGCGAGGCCGCCAAGCCCGCCGCCCCTGCGCCGTCAA